AAAACAGTACGCCGTCTACATCTGTAAGTATTATTCTATTTGATCGAGGCATCTTCCATACCTGCTACTCGCAGTTTTACAATGTTTGTAATCTGCCATTGCTTCTGATCAAGTCCTTTGGTTATGCCTAGCCATTGATTTCTTAAAAGTGCAAATTCGTTTATTATTTTATCCATGTCAACAACGTCTTGTTCTCCGTCAACATACTTCTCAGCATCTCTGCTAGATAATGCTCTGTTATAGTTTTCTAAAAATTTTTTGAATGATTTGGATCTTGTTCTTCTCAATTCGATGTTAAGATATTCAAGTATTGCTTCTATTTGTTGTAATTGGCTAAATCTGTGTTCAACTATTCCAGGCAAAGACGCTGATGCCTTTTCAAGATTGCCGTATATTCTAACTTCTTTTCTTGCTTGTTGCAATTCTGTATCAAAATAATTGATACAATCTGGTATTTTACTTAAATTTCTTGCTACTTCACTATACCAATTATTCATCTTCGTATCGATCGTCATATTGTTCTTCATCATCATCTTCTTCAAAAACAATATTAATCGCCTCTTCTAATTTGGGATCATATTCTGCTGTCGCTTTAATTTCATCTTCTTCGATATCAATATCAAGTAAAGATCTTATAAAGTCTATAGCGGCATCAGTTTTTTGTCTCTCAGGAATGTAATGAACTATTGAATTCCATAAACGTTCAATATCTTCGTGTGTCATATCAATCATTATTCAGCCTCGGTTGGATCATCTTGTGATGATGCTGTAGATAATTTATCAAAATCATCCATAAGCATATCCAATTTGGGTCCAACCCAGGCTTTTCTGAATTCAATGTGTTCTTTACCAGAGGGGTCTATGTATTTTAATCTATTTCCTTGCTGTACTAATATACCTTTTTTCTCAAATAGATCAACAAGTCCGCTATAAGGATCCATACCAGTATCATAAGGTATTTTAACTTGCACACCCTCAAAAGGTTTAGCATATCTTGTTTTCATAACTTTACAAGCGGCTCTAATACCTCTTACATCTGATATTTTATTTCCTTTTTCATCTTCTTTTAATTTAAGTTTTTTCATCGCAACTACAATACTTGATGCATAGATAAATCCTTGTCCTCCTGATATCTTGTCATCTGGATCAAACATATCTTGTGATGCATAAGTGTGGTTGGTTGCAATAAGTCCTACATTCCAACTTCCAAACATGTTCACACAATTTCTTACAAGTGCGGTCAAAGCCTTAGGTTTTCTACCTAGGTCACCTTTCATGTCACCCGCTTCAAATTGGTTTACATCGGTTGGAGTAAGCATCATGCCCAGACTGTCTATAACAAATAGCACTTTAGGTGCACCTTCTTTGTTGTCTGCGTGTTGCTCTTTGTAACCTTTCATAAACTCCGATACAGTTTTTGCTACATCATCAACCATTGACATACTTAATTTTAAAAGTTTATCTTCTGATGTATCCACTTTCAATGCCTGTAGCCATTGTTCATCTAATGCGTTTTCTGTATCAATCAGTATTACAAAAATACCCTGCTCTTGTGCATTTTTAATAATGTTTCCTGATGCTATGTAACTTTTACCTGCTCCTGATTCGCCTGCAAGTACTGTTACCTTACCTAATGGAATTCCTTTTTTAAAATCACTTGTCATTAAATAATTGAGTGCGTAATTTCCTGTTGATATCCAATCGGTAGGATCGCTAAATCCGATTCCTAATCCGGATATTGATTTTGTAATGCTCTTTCTAAATTTTGTTGCGTCAAATACTTTTGTCATAATCTTTCCTTTATTATATTACACAAGGCCTCAATAGTCAATATCAAGGCCTTGGTAAATGTCAGATTTATTTTGCTTGTCTTGATCTAATAAGTTTCAAAATATCCTCTGCTCTTTTGGCACTATCACCATTTGTCGGTTGTGCTGTTGGAGTAGTTTCTGCCGCTGGTTGAGATACTGGAGCAGTTTCTTTTACTTCAGCATTTACCGGATCAGCAGTTTTTTCTACTGGAGCAGGTCTATCTGCTGTTGGTACTGATACTTTGTTCTGATAACCCATACCAGACGGTCTAAAGTATTGTCCATACTTCTCAAGATCATAAGCCTCACCGTCCACAGATTTTTCAAATAATTCCTTAATTATTTTAACTTCTGCTTCTGTAGGTTCTTTTGGTCTGAAGTCGTTTAGATTGTGTAATCCAAACTTATCAACAGCACTTCTTTCTGCTTCGTCTAGTGCTCTTTCTCTTCTTGACCATTTTGATGTTGAGTAGTCAGCGTATCCACCTTTAGTTGTTTTATTAATTCTAAAGTCAACACCTTTTACACTATCAGTTGGCAACTCTTCCATTTCTGGATCAAGTAGTGCCGATCTAATAATATTGAATATTTGAGGACCAATTATAAATCTTCTAATTGGATTCTCTGGTGTTGAATCTTCACCTAGTGGATTTGTAACAACAAAACCTTGGAAAATATAACTTTTCTTTTTCCAATATTTTCTGCCCATGTCTTCCATGCTTTTGTCTTTGAACCATGGTCTAACTTCTGTTAGTACCGGACAAGTTTTGCCATACATTTCCATACAAGGTACTTGTACAGTTACTGGTCTAGAATCAGTTTCACCTTTTACTCCTGCAAACGGTAATTTGATCATATTTCTTTCAGTCCAGAAAAATGTATTGTTTGTATCCCTATCTGGTAAGAATCTAACGACTGCTTCGTCGCCTTCTTTGATATTCCAGTGTGGATAAATGGCGTTGTCTCCGCCAGTTGATGAACCCGAGCGATTTGGTTCTTGTGATTTTAACTTCGCTCTTATTTCAGCCAATGTAGCCATAATGTAAGCCTCCTATTTGTGCCTATGTTTGTTTTTAATGTGCCTAAGTGTATATTAGACATATAGTACATAATATACACATATATTTATCTATTGTCTAGTGATATTTTTGGTTTTTTACTTTTTTTAAGTAGAATAAAAATCGCAAGAAATGTTGCAATGATTCCTAGTGAAAGAAATACGTACGACGGCATCCTGTTTATAAAATATAACCAATTAAATGCGGTCAATATTAAAATGAGATATAAAAAATATTTTTTACTAATGTACTGCAATAATTTATTACCAAATGGAGCAAAAAATATTACAATCGGAACCGATGCCAACCACATATTAACAATACCGGGATCGATACCAACAAAAAAATAACGGTAAAAAAATCCAAAAATACTCATTGTTGCCATTGCAATTATGCTTATATCGGTGCTAATTTTTTCTTTCAAATTCAAATACATTGTCAAAAGCACATATAGGAATAAATCAGTTCCTGTACCAAAAAACGCACTGACTATACCTCCGGTAAAACATAATAGAGTGCCGAGTGTAAGCATTTTATTTTTAATTGACTTATTGTTGAAATCTAATTTTTTATATTCAGTGTCTTTTCTTGTATACATATAGGCACATATAAACGCCAGTGAAAAACTAACAAAAAAAAGTTGAACTAGTTGTTTATTGAAGCCTTCATATAAACCTGTACCTATGACAAATCCTAAACAATTAATAAAAATAAAAAACGGAAAATATTTTAGAATATTGATTGATATTTTTTTTCTAGTTAATATATAAATCGAAGCAGAAGTCATACCCATTGCTTGAATGGCTAGACTGAAATCTCTTGCGGTTCCGGGGTCAACATCAAAATAAAGACTCAAAACAGGAAAAGCAATCATTCCTCCACCTAGAGGGGTCAATCCCGCCACAATGGCTCCAAACAACATTGTCACCGAATACATCCAATAGTTTAAGACAGAAGTAAAATCTCCGTTATAAATTAGCACGGTGATCCAAACTATTAGTAGTAAAAATATGTTTAATGGAAAGAGTACCTTCTTCTTGCCTACCATATAGGTAGTTATTGTTAGTAAGAGTTAGGGTAAATTAAAATGATTATTTTGGTAATTTTTTATGCTATATTGGCTAAACTTTTAATTCTATCTAGTTCAGGATTGGACTCTGCTTCTTGCTTGTCTTCTGGTCTTCTTAGTTTATTAAAATTTTTTGAAAGATAAGCCATTGCTTCTTTTCCGCTATGTGTTTTGAAAACCGATTTTCCATCTTTATCTAATACATCGTTAACCATTTTGCCGTCTTCGTCTCTGTACATTGACACATATGGTTTGATATCTTCAAAAGTATAACCTTTAAGTTGATTTTCGGTTTTATTTGCATATCTAGGATCGCCTGCTTTCATTCTTTGATAGGCAGGAGTGTTTAAATTTTTATCTGCTTTAGACACATCTAATTTCGTTGCGTTCTCTTTGTCCTTCTTTTCTATTTCGGGATCTTGAGGTTTTTTCATACCAACATATTCGTTAGTGACTTCATCTGCCCAAGATTCAAATGCTTCGGTTTCTTTTGCTTTACCTTTAATATCTTTTTTTGGATTATAGTCTGCAGGATCCATTCTTATTTCATCAGCATATGTTGTATCTTTTTGCATTTTTTTATAATCATCCATATATCTTCTTGCTAGTTGTATTGCAATTTTTTTATTCTTCATATAATCTTGATCTGGTTTATGGAATGCAGTACCTTCTTTTTCTAAATCATCTGCTACTCTAGATGCAAAGTTTGCCACCCTGTCTTCTTCACCTGTTTTTGTTAACATTCTTGCCGCTATATCTGAAAGTATTGAACCTAACATTGTGTTCTTGTCTTTGAATTTTGTTGCTGATAGCATTTTGTCTGCTGTCGGATCTTTTCTTAAAACAAGTTTGCTTTCAGGATCTGATAAAAAAGATGTTACAATCGCACCGTGATCCATTGGTGGTTCAATTGGTGCATCGATTGGTTCGTCATCTGGTTCTAGTTCATTGACTTGATCTTCTTTTTTGCCTTTTAGTTTGTTAATCATATCTTCAAAAGTCATTTCTTCATCATTATTTTCTTTTGCCTGTTTGATTATTTCCATTGCTTTATCAACATGATCTTCACCTGCTTCATCTTTTACAAAATTTGCAATTTTTTCCATAACTTCTTGTTCCGAGTCACCTTCAGCCATCATGTCTTCCATAGTGCCAAGTATTTCATATTCGGCTTGTACAACTTCTAAGTTTTTTGTACCTTTACCTACTGTTACAACATCACTTGCTTCTAGTTCAGCCATTACCTTGTTTATAAGTGGGAAAGCATCTTCCACCCTCTTGTCTAGGTTAGTCATTGTGAATTTTTCTCTCAATTTAGCAACTGTCTCGTCATCAAGTATTTGTTCATCTGATGTTTTGAAATCTTTACTTGCATTCTCGTAGTGTGTTTGATTAGAAAGGTTCTTCATGTAACCTCTCAAATTTTCTAATTTTAATTTAGTTTGCTCAATGATGTCGCCTGCGTTATCATTCAATTGATCTTTGTTAGTCACATATCTTGAAAACGAACTTAATTTTGCTATGTCCTCTGATGTTGATACAATGTGTTGTCCAAATTCATCATGTGGTCTTCCACCATTTGCAACGTGTCTTGTCATTGCTCTTGCACCTGCTAGATGTGTAATTGGATATTTGAATCTTTCACCGTCTTCGTTTTCGATGTATAGTGATTGTATCTGTCTTGATCTTGCACCCGGCACAGTTTCGTCTACTTTGCCTGAGTGTCTGATTATTAGTTTTGTCTTGTCTAAATTTTCGTATGAACGTTTCGCTGTGCCTGTTAAACCTTCGTTGACACCTGCTAATTTAGTAATTCTTGCTAGTTCTTCTGACATTTCATCAGTATTTACCGTTTTGTTCGTATCTGCGAGATTTTCATAATCCTGCTTCGTAAGGTTAGATTTAGTAATATCCCTCACATCAAAACTTAAACTGTGTTCTACAGCAAAATCCTTTAATTCTTTTAAAAAAGCATACCATTCATCCTTGCTATCTTCATCAATTTTATCAACTAAATTACGGTTGTAAAAAACTTTCATAGTATTGTCTTCTGATATGCTGATGCTTACAGAGCCGTAAGTATCAGAATCTTCTTTAAATTCAAACTCAAAAAAAGTGGCATTTGATGGATCTGCCGTAGCGGCACCGTTTTCGTCGCCTATCCTAATATTGCTAAATTGCGACCTAATTTTGTTAAACAAGTCTGTAGACGTTTTTGGATTCATATACTGTATTTATTATCCGTAGAAGTTTCCAAATATAGGCATTGGTGTAGTTAATTCTGATGATCTGTCTGTCCATTTTTCAAAAATTTTAGGGTCAAAATCAGCCAAAACTTTCATCATACGAGTCATTAATAAGCAACTCATTACAAGATCATCGTGTTGTCCTGGTTTAGCCTTATAACTTAATCCTGTTGCTACAAAGTCTTTTAATTCTGAAATTAATAATTGGGAATTTATTTTCATTTTACCACCTTCAACAAGTTCCTTAAACTTTGTGCAGGCATCTATTTTGTGTTTAGCAGTGGTGTTGAATCCTCTTCTAAATTTTCTTCTATGTCCTTTTCTAATAGGTTCTGATAAAAACATACCTTCTATGTTTTCTTCACCTATGTCCATTACTCTCATCAAAGCCGCCTCACCTATTGTGTTGTTTTCCATTGAATAAAAAATTTGTGGTGTTGCTTGACTATCTTTTTCTAATATAGAATCATGTATATGTTTGTTAATACCTTGAAGAATTCTAATTTGCTGGTTCATCGGAGTCATATTGTGATGCCATTCGCCTACTTGTTCAAATGTAGGCAACTCAAATACTTGAATACCTGCAAAATCTCCTCCAGTACCCATGCTAGGATCTAAACTAACTAGGTATGTCATTCCTGGTGTTGGACGTTTGAACCAACGTACCTGCCCTGTTGTTTCAACAGGAGCAACACCTTCCATATCTGCAAGTGTTAAACTAGATATTAAAGTTTCATCAAAAATTAAAAATTCACACTCATGCTCTCTTCTAAATCTTTCTTCTCCAATTCTTGATCTTTCAGTTTCTGCCCATTCTTCATCTCGGTCTGGATGTTCACTCCAATGTGCTTTCATGGCATAGAAACCATTTGTACCTATAATTTTGTCATTGCCATATTCGTCAAATCTTTTATTTGCTTCCTTCCAAATCATAGCAAATTGATCTTCATCACTATTTGGTGTTGAGGTAATTAAACATTTACCTCCAGTTGATAGGGTAGGTGAAAGTGAAGTCCAAAATTCTTTGGCTTTTTCTGGTGGTTGCACGAATGTCTTCCCACCTC